GCCCAAGGGAGAATCCACATCGATGTGATGAAAGAGGTCCAACGCGAGTATCGACTCTCGTCGTACTCGCTCAACGCCGTGTCCGACCATTTTCTTGGGCGTAGCAAAGACGATATTACTCCGCGGCAACTTTTCATGCTCTACAAAGGAAGCGTCGAACTGAAAAGGGCGGCCGCGGATTCTAACTTCCCAGATGTAGTAAGACGAGTTTTGATTAAACGATTCACTCACGGGAAGGTAAAACAGCTCCGCACAGCTTTGCTCGGCGCCCAAACCCCGAAAGAACGTGCCGTTTTAATACGGCGCCTCCTTCAACTGGTAGGCTCTTACTGTATACAAGACACGCTCCTCCCAATTCTCCTATGTGAACGACTCAACTTGTGGGAAACCATGGAAGCGCTTTCGAATTGCATGAGTGTCCCGCTGTCGTACCTCCACTCTCGAGGGCAACAAATAAAGGTGTTGGCTCAAGTGTACCGCGAAATCCTCCCTCTCAATATGATAATCCCTTTTTTTCCCAAGAATATATCTCATTCAGACGAACGGTTCCAGGGAGCCGTCGTGATCGACGCCCACGAGGGGTTTTACGACCTCGTCGCGCTGCTCGATTTTTTATCCTTGTATCCTACACTTATTATAGCGTTTAATATTTGCTATACCACGCTCGTCCCCGAAACCGACCCTATCCCCGATTCGGAGTGTCATGTTCTCCAATGGGAAGACCACGTGGGGTGCGAGCACGACTCGAAAAAACGGAAGAAAAAGGCGGCGGACATTTTGTGCCAAGCCAAACAGTACCGGTTCCGCCGAGTCAAAGTCTCGTCCGACGGGAGTCGCCTCCACGAAGGCGTCCTCCCAGCTCTTGAACGCCGCCTCCTTACTGAACGCGGGAAAATCAAAAAGGAGATGGGGCGAGTAAAAAAGCAGATATTGAAGACGACGGACGACACCGAAAAACAAGATCTCGAAATGTCTTGCAACATTCTTGACGCCAATCAAAAAGCTCTAAAAGTGTCGGCGAATTCGGCGTATGGGGCTATGGGGGCGCGCACAGGATTTATGCCTCTCCTTATCGGGGCGGCAAGTGTCACGGCAATGGGGCGGAAACTTATTACGATGGCGATCGACCATATCAAGAGCCGGTACAAGTCGGCGCGGCTGGTGTATGGCGACACCGACAGTTGCATGATCCGGTTCGAGGGAGCCAAGGTCGAAGAAGCGTTCAGCTTGGCTCACAAAGCCGGGCGGAGTGCCACCCACTATATAAAATCGTCTATTTTGGGGTTTCCTGAAGACTATCAGATTAACGGGAAATGTCTCAACGATTTCGACCTGACCGAAGAAGTGAAACTGGAGGGCGATGATAGTCTCAAGAAACTCGAATACGATTCGATTCCGATCGATCTTGAATTCGAAGATATGTTTGGGAAGTATCTTCTTTTGACCCAAAAACGGTACGCCGGACACGTGATCAATATTAAAGGAGAAAAAATTAAAGACGTGAAAAAGGGGATCGTGCTGGCGCGACGCGACAACTGTGCTATGCTCAAACAGATTTACAGGCGTCTTCTTGACGCGGTTTTAGAAAGCTCTCCGGAAGAGGAAGTGTTGGAGATTCTGAGCAATGAAATCAATAAGATTTATACTCGACAAGTGCCCGATCAAGAGTTTATTATTTATCTAGCAGTCAATAACATTTTATCGTATGCACAAACCGATTCTCAAGGGCGGTTTACACGCGCCGACGGGTCTATTATCACTGGGGTCGAAGACCCGCTCGACTCGAGGCTTGTGTATCCCCATTTACGCCAAGTGATGTTGGCTCTTCGGATGCTTAACCGGGGCGATTCTATTCCTGCAGGAACTCGATTAGAGTTCGTATTTGTCCAACGTCCACAAGCGCTTTATGAAGGGGATCGTCTTGAAGACTACGACTTTTACCGAGACAACCGCAAAGGTCCAAATGGTCTTGTTTTGGATAACGATCATTACATTGAAAAACAACTTCTCAAACCCATTACCGAGCTTCTTAACGTCGCGTTTCCGCACGAAATGATTTCCGTTGTTCCAATTAAGGATCGGTTTGAAGATGCATGGTTTGAAACGTTGGGAGAATACCAGACGTGTATCTTGAAGCAGAAAGGGGGTTTACATTCAAAAATTTTCCATGTTCTCGAAAGTGCTAAACGGTTCGACTATCTCGGGCACCCTCAGTGTCCGGAAGGGGTGCGGACAGCCGACTCCTGTGGCTGCGTCGCTCGGTACACGGGCGGGACTCGAAATGATATTAATCGGGCGAAACAGCCGAAATTGATGGAGTTTTGTCGAGACTTCCGCGCTTGGTATATCGTTGAACGGCTCAAAAAACAAGCGGGGCTTCCGAAGAGCCGGACGCGGCGGAAAGGACTCCCGCGCGGGGCGACCGAGTATCCGCGAGATTCGAACGTCGTGGGCGACATTCTCCAAGCGCGAAAATTGTTCCGGAAAGTCCTCACCGAGCTTAATTTGTATTCGCTCCATACGTGCTACAATATTTCCCGACATTCCATAGCCCCCAAGCAAGAAGTCCTAGGTTAAAATACAATACAAACCCAAACATTAAAAACCCTAAAATAAAGAAGAGTACTATTATGGTAATCAGATTAATCGGATTTTCCCACATAATTTATATTTAAGGTTCGTTATTTTTTAAATATATCCCAGGTTTCGTTTTTTGCCCCAGAAAGACGAAACAATTATCCTCTTGTTATTTTAGCAATTATCCTTTTTGGTATATTTATAAATAAACTTTCTTGAACGTCTATAAAGAGATGACTTTTTTTTTAGATCCAACCTACCCCCACAAGTATACTTTGCACTACTCCCCGATCCACGGCACCGGCGTTTTCGCGACGTCGTGGATCAACACCGGAGACCGGGTAGAAAAATCAGTAGAAAAGAAAACGAAAAAATTAAGATACACTCCTTTCGGATACTATCTCAACCACTGTGACACCAATTTCAACGTCGTTCTTAAAGAAAAATCCAAAGGAGAATTTTGGAATTACGCAATCCAACCCATTCGACCTGGCGACGAAATTACTACTAACTATGACAGAGATGCTTCAGTATACCCCGACGTCGTCGGGTCGTCTGAACCTTTTTATAAGCCATGTTAACGATTTATAGATCAGTGACTTCGTAAGTGGGGCAAATCACCAAGGTTACCCCCAAAATAATCGTCCTCATCTCCAACGATCACCTGTGAAAAATCGATCATGTCCTTATCTCGCAACTTCTGGAGTTCGTTTTGTTCCTCATCTCTTCTCCATGGCTCTTATCCAACGATCGCAGGTGAAAAATCGATCATGTCCTTACCCCCGGAAGAAGCCTTCGATATGATACTCAGAGTCGGCTGCTGTCTTCCTCCGGGGAAGTCTCTATCGATACCCTCTGCGGGTTCCGGGAATTCTACCGGGTCGTGTTTACGATCCGACTCGGGGACATGCGTCGGGTCGTAACCACGATCCGACGCGAGACCGACAGGTCGTGTTCGTATAAATTGAGATGAATTGGGCGACTCCATTTTCTCCACACATTTTTTAAACGTATCCTCAATATTTTGTTGTAGGTGCTGTATATTTTCGGCGTCTTCTTTGACTTCTCCTAATCCTAATCCTAAGGCGGATTTTTTTTGTGCTTGGTTAACAAAATAGTCGATTGTCAGGGACTCTGTCCCTCCACTCGGTGGTGGACCATGAACATCCTCTGACGCATCGGGTATGTCTTCGTCTTCTTCGTCAGGAGATAAAATATGTACGATGTAGTAGGCAAAATGATTCGGGTCCTGGTCAATGCGATTCAACTCGGCCGACTCAAGTCTAAGCAACATGTCCACTAATTGGACGGCGAAATGTAATCGATGGGTGGCGTCGTTTTGAATTCTCTTGTAGGTTTGATCATCCAAAAGATTCACTTCTTCGCAAAGTTTTAATAAAAGTAAGGGATCAATTGTACGAGCGATAGTCTCAATTTTTGTTTTATCCCATTTTTGATCAATCTGGTCCAGCACCGGCGAATCCTTCATTTTTTGTGCATACTCGTCGGCGAGGGCATCGAAATCAACTTGGTCCGGATACAAGGAAGAATTGCGGAATTTGTTGTAATTTTCTTTCAAGTTGTTTTGTTTAAATTTGAAGAAGCACTTGTAAGCGTCGCACTGCGCTTTGTTCTGGGCGTAGTCGACAATGCTCTCCCGACAGCGAATGCAGTTCTCCATCTGTAACCGAATCATGGCGGAATTTTTTCTTCTTTGTTCTTCAAGTTGAGCTTGATGCTCAACTGGCGGCGAGGGGGGTGAAATAGCAGGTTGAAGAGACGCCGGGATTGGCGGGGGGGGTGAAATAGCAGGTTGAATAGACGCCGGGATTGGCGGGGGGAGTGAAATAGCAGGTTGAATAGACGCCACACCTCCTTCCTCTTCCTCCTCTTCCTCCTCTTCCTCCTCTTCCTCCTCTATCCTTGAATACCGTTCAATTAATCCCTTCAACTCTTCATTGTTCTTTAAAAATGGAAACTGGCCAAAGTGTTTGTTAATCAAATCAGCAAAGTTCTCAGGGGGTTCAATAATATTATTAATATCGTCAAGCATCTTTTCACTCTCTTTACTCTCTCCACTCTCACCCTGTTCTTCGATTAACTGTTTCATCCGATTCAAAATTTTTATATGGGCCATTATCCCGGACCGTTTTTTGAATTTGTCAAACGGGAACTGTTCGACCAATCTCGCTAATTGATTATCACTTTTTAAAAAATTCAGTGAGCCGGTATCCAAAAGGATCTCGTTCGCCCAGGACGATCCTTCCTCAACAATATTCTTATTCAGCAACTGACGTATGTTGTTTATAAATTCGTCGGAGGGGACAAGGATTTTTTTTATTTGTTGGTACAACTTATTTTTCTTAGCCTTATTCTGTTCTAATAACTTCTTAGCACCCAATAAAATTACTAACCGAAGATTAGGCAAACTAGACATATTTCCTCCACTTTGAGTGATTCAAGATTTTATTTATATTTTTTAACAACTCAGTCAAGAGACCCCAGAATAATACAAGATTCCTCTTCCGAAGGTTTTTCCGTGAAAGATTTTAATATATATTCATTATTAATACATTTCTTTAGCAAAGAGAGAGCAGTGAGACTGTTATACCGTTCGATCAAGTTATTCTGAAGGACAACTTGAATCTGATTTACTGTATGTAAAGGGTTAAAACCTGTGATACAATCTGCCCACTTCGCATTGTATCTCATATAAAACGTCTTCGGGTCGGTCGTTGTTTTAAATATGTCTTCTCCTACTAGTACCGAACCGTCGTCCCTTCTTACCGTCGCGGGATTCCAAGCCCCTGTTTCGGGGATTTCGGGGAAATGAAGAGCGACCCAGAAAATTTGTTGCGCTAACAAATTTCTTGGAAAAAGAACTAGACAAAAGTTTAACAAAAACATTAAGACGTCATACGCCGGAAAATACCAATTCGGCGGAATAACGATGGCGTGCGTTTCTTTAGGGTCCGTTTTAAGATTTACAGACGTAAAAGTTTTATACTCTATAATTGGTCGGTTCAGAATAAAGGGGGGGGAATATTTACAAGACAACCCGAAATCTATAATTTTAATCAAAAACGGGACAAAAGGGGTATAGAGACTTCCCGTCTCCCCAAGATCATACTGGAAATGCGTATAATTAATCAATTCTTGGTGGTTCCATTTTGTATTGAATAAAATTTGTTCTATTATTATGTTGTCTGAATGAAGATCGTTGTGGGAAATCTGCTTTCGTTGGTACACTGCTATGCTATGTAACACTTGAATAATACACACATCTACATCTGTGTAGACCGGAAGGCTTTCCGCCGCTTCGCTCCCTGCGCGGTCGCTTCGATCCGGGGCGACTTCTCTCAAGAGTGTTTGCTTTAGCGGGTGACCTTCAACTCGATCCATTACAAAAAATTCTTGAATTGAAATGGTGGGGGGGGTGTCAGGGGGGCGCTTCTTTCGCCGTTTCTGGTCTTTTTCCACCGTTAGACATGTAGAAAACGAGTTTTTTTCTACTGGGACAAAATGTATACTCTCTCTGTCGGTATATAAACTGCTACAAATTAACGATATCATATACTCCGTATAGAACGGATTCACACACATATTAATGTCCAAGGGAATAGTAATTCGAGGAGGATTGCCTCTAAACAGGGGTCTCCTAAAACAATTCTGACTCCAGTTTACGTCGAGCGAGCGGATAGGAGTGAGGGCTTGGGGGACGTAAATGGGAGATTTCCGGTAACATTCAGAAGCAAAATACGGGAACAAGAAAAAGTTATTAGGCGAACTATCATCCGTTGTGGCGTCGTTGATTTGAGTGTTTAGCTCTTCGATGATCCGCGGCAAGACATAATTATTGCTAGTCGGGTTTGAATTTTCGTGCCTGATAAAGTCAGTTAAAGTTGTATTCTTTTTCTCCCACCAAAAATCGGTTTGCCAGATTCTGTCTTTTTTCTCCACGACAACGCCATTTATTTTTAAGCCTTCCCTCCAGAGCTTAAGGATTCGTCTTTTGATTAGTTGTTTTCGTTCGGGAATTATGGCGACGTTTTCTTTGGACCCTTTGTTGTAAAATCGTTGTGCATATTTGCACGATGTGGTGTTTAACGCTAAGGGGAAATCTTCAACTTTCTTGTCCTCTTCAATTTTGAACTCGACTTGACTCATTTTATAATATGAGTTAAAATTTTTTATATTATGAATATAAAAAAAATGGGAGCAAAAGTTAGTTCAGACAAAGAAGCGGACGATCCGTCCACATTAGTTGAAACCCTTTTTTCGACTTTCAATACACAGATTAAGAAAGATGTGGATATGATGTTAACGATCCTCAACGACGTCGGCGACGCCGATTCGTTGTCCAAAGAAAACGAATTACGTCTTGGTCAAAGGTGTACGAACATCTCCAAACATGTAATGAACGTTCAAAATCAATTAGTGTCCTACCAAGGAAAACTAGCAGGAGAAAAAGACTCTTCGAGTCTAGTGGCGGGAGCCGAAGGCGTCGGCGGAGCCTCTCAGTCACTGTATACTTTTGGCGAGAAAAAGCTTATTCGATTTATATCTTTTTTTTTGAATATAGAATGGACTTTAAGCGATATTAAAAAATCTAAACAGCCGGCTTGGAAGAGAAATATCCCCATCATTATTAAAAAAATTCGTGCATTTATGCTAACTGAGGGGAATTTCACCCACATTTTAAATCAAGTTCAGAAAAAAATGGACCAGGATGCGAAGCCGCTTTCGTTCAGCCCGAAGTTCAAACCACCCGAACCTACTAAAAAGAACCAAGCATTACAAAAGGTCAAAGAGTTGGAACGAAAATTACAAGTTGTGGACAAACAACTCTTTGACCTTTCGTAGTATAATACTTGCGTAGATCACGTAGTGATCCAATCACGTAGTGATCCAATCACGTAGTGATCCAATCACGTAGTGATCCAATCACGTAGTGATCCAATCACGTACCACCGAGTGGAGACTCGAAGAGTCTGATTATACTCTTATAAACACACTTTGGAAAAGGTCAACGGCAGTTGAAATCATAGTGTTGTTGTTAAATTGATATTTAGAGGTATTCAAAAGATTATGGAGGAGTTCTACTTGAATCGTCCGATCCTCCGTCAAGTAGACACTTTTTTCCGTAAACCTGTTTTGGATCCGAAGTTTGCCATCGACTTCCCGAGCATTGAATTTTAATTCTTGAGGAAAGAGTTTATATCGATTGTAATGGTCAGAATCTTTAGGAATCAGTCGTGTTTGGAGTGACATCCAGGGGAGATCTCTGAGACGTTCCCGCCCCACCGATGGTGGTCTAGAATTTTTGGTGGTATCTACAAACACAAAAACGTATCTGTGGTCTTTTTGAAACATTGAATGAATTTTTGCCGCATAAATAGCATACTCGTTACTAAATTCAATATGATAGAACCATAAATTTTTAAAAAATGTTTCTAAAACCTGAACTGCCATTCGAATGTGAGTAAACTTATACTATTTTTTAAACATTTTTTTTTATTTATATAAAAAAATGGATGATAAGAGTAAAAAAATAGCACTTAAAATTGGAATTGTGGGAGGGGGGGTCGTAGGGGGAGCGACGCAAAAATTTAAAGCTCCTTTGAATAAAATTGTGGTGTATGATACCGACGCTGCTAAATGTAACCCTTCCGGCACGACGTTTCACGATATTGTGTCCTCCGATATTATTTTTGTGTGCGTCCCGTCGCCCGAAAATAGAGACGGGTCGGCTGGCGTCCACATCGTCCAAAAGGTTGTAGCAGATCTGAAAGCGGCCAACTCTACTAAGGCTATTCTGGTTCGGTCGACAGTTCCTGTCGGGACTTGCGACGAGCTTGGAGTCTACCATTTTCCCGAATTTTTAACCGAAAAAAACTGGGAACGTGATTTTGTAGAAACGGCGCAATGGATGGTAGGGAGTCCGCCGTGGTCGGGCGACGATCATATGCAGGTTCATTCTGTGTTTACTTCTCTGATTGAAAATGCTTTCACATCAGGGGTGGTACACTCCTCTCGCGTCTTTTTTTGTTCTAACGCCGAAGCGGAAATGGTCAAATATTATCGAAATACATTTTTAACAGTAAAAGTTTCGTATTGTAACGAACTCGCGCAATTTTGTCGGGAAAAAGGTATCGACTACGAGCGGGTCCGCCAGATTGCTACTATAGACCCGCGAATTGGTGAATCGCATACGCAAGTCCCGGGCTCCGACGGGCTGACCGGGTTCGGAGGGAAGTGTTTTCCGAAGGATACGAAGAGTCTATTCTACGAAATGCAGAAGGTAGGGATGAATGCCCCTATTTTGAAAGCGGCGCTTCAGAGAAATTTGGAGGAAGATCGTTCAAAATTATCTTGATGAATGCTAAATATAATAGACTCTTCGAGTCTAGTGACGTAGTCCACGACGAAGTCGTTGTTGGAGCCCCGCTGCGCTCCGGGGCGCAGCGACCCCTTCGGGGTTTCGGGGTCACCGCTAACGGACCGACTTTAGTCGGGGTCGCTGCGCTCCGGGGCTGGAGGGACTTCGTCCCGGGAGCCACCCGGTTACAAATTTGTAAAAAAAGGTAAAAATTAATGGTTCGCACGAGAACGAACCCCGACACTGTATGGCTTGTTGGTATATGCGCGATTCTAATAAAGTTCCGGAATTTG